CCTGAAGAGTCTAATTTTAAAATATTATCTATTGCTACTGTATTACTGTGTGTACCACTAAAAGCAGTCTCTTCAGTAATAGTAGAAGCTAATGTTTGTCCTTGAAACTCTGATATAGTTCCAATAACCGCTAATGCGTTATTTGATTCGTGTCCTAATAAATCAAAAGCCTTTATATAGTATATACCTGCTTTAGCAGGAACTATTACTGAGTTCGCAGGTGGACTTACTTTTTCAACTAATACTGTAGTGTTTTGATAAGTATGTGCAGTATCAGGACTAAAACGAATATGATAATATGCTAAGTCTAAATCAGCACTTGGTGTCCAAGTAAGTACCGCAGTTTGATCTTGATAATCTATTGCAAAATTAGTTACATCAGCAGGTGGATCTTCAAAGCCTACTACATAATGATCTCCTGCAACATAAGCTGATTTATAGCCTAACGCATTTATAGCTCTAACTTTTACATTGTAAGTTTCACTACTCTCAACTGGTATTTCTCTTACTTGGTTACTTGATATACCTGCTGTTTTATAAATTGAATCTGTGCTTTTCTTATATATAACTTCGTACTTATCTACGAAAAAGTCTGATGTACCTCTAAAAGTAACAGTCATTATTACATTTAGATTACCCTCAGTAACATTAACCGCAGTATCAGTTATTGAAACTAATACAGGTGCTTGTACAGTTCTTGGATCAGGTAAAAATGTTGTTGGCTGTGAGGCTGTTTGTAATTTAGTATTATAAGTATAAGCGTCAGCAGAATACTCTAAACCCTTAATGCCTACATTACCATTATTTTGTAAACTTAAACCAACACATATATAATTATTTGCACTTAGACCTAATCCACTGTGCGTAACTTGAAATATATCTCCAATAGCCAATTCTTGTGCTTCACTTGTTGCCACAAAATTAAGCTGTAATCCTGCTCTTGATCTCTTTAAAACTAGTTCAGCCATATCTTCTGCTTGGTATGGACTAACAGTACAAGGCATAGACATTTCAAAATGCAATTCCTCATCATTATCATTAGCTAACATAGTTGCGTACTTATAAGCACTACCAACATTAGTTTCATCACTTGGCGGATAGATTGCTTCATCAGGTTGAAAGTTTTTTTCAGCGTTATCAAACCTAGCAATAACTCTGTTATATCTTTTTTGTTTAGTTTCACCTTGTGCTTGTATACCTGAAACAATCATATCTTCGGTTATAGATAAAACGCTTGAGCCTGTACCCTCTACTTTAATTGTGTATAAGCCACCACTAAAAGTAAAGAAAGCCCTCATAGATGATAATACTTTTTTTACATTATCAATTATTTTAGTCTTGTTACCTAAAGCAGTATGACATTCAAATAGTTTCTCAGTACTTGCACCAGTATATGGTGTAATATCTGTATCACAAGTATTTTGAGCCGCAGTAAAAGCTGTGGTATTAATATCACTTGCAGATAAGCCTTTACCATAACGAGTTGAGGTTAGGTAATCATACAAAACCAATGCAGGGTTTGCGGAGTACGCATAACTTGATCCACTTAAATCAGTAAGAATTTGTTTACCTCTTATAACAAAGTTAATCTTAGGAATAGAGTTAAAAGCGTCTGAGTTATATTTTAACTTAAATACTGCGTGTGCTATGCCTTTACCTGCGTGTGCCGAAGTCCAACCTAATGAACTTACTTCACTTAAACCTGTTAATCCACTTGCATTTAATCCATCATCTGTACCATTAAAAAAAGCAAAGTTAGTTAAATAGTGTGTAGTATCTACATCTTCAACAGTTTCTATTCCTTGATAAACTGGGTGGTCAGTTTCAATAGTTAAACCTGATGTATTAGTTGGAACAGATGTACTTGCACTAGCCAAGCTAGAAATAGTTTGTGCTGTGCCATAAGTTGAATCTGAGCCTGTGTAAGTAGCGTATAGGACATCATCAATATATAACTCGGTAAATCTAGCAACTTGTCCCTCACATAAAGCAATAACCATATATAAGAATTGATTATCAGGTGATACTGCTAACCATACAATATTACCACCAACTCTACGAGTACCATAAATAACAGGCAAAGAATCAGCAGATGATCTTTTATTGACCATTATACCATCACCATTCAGCATAGCCTCGAAGTCAGGCATATCAGGTATATCAGGGATTAACCAACCAAATAGAAAGTCTATAGTTTCGTCTATAATGTCATCTATAAAATCTAAGCCATCATCTATTATATCATCAATATCATCAATAACATCATCACACATTTAAACACCATATCCATATTTAAAGCCAACACGCCTAAAATCGTGATCGGCAAAAAGTTTATCTCTAGCAGGAATTTCTTTCCCATCTAAAGTATTAAGCATACAAGCCATTAATTTTTTATCGGCTATTGCTTTAAAAGCCTTTAATAACATACTAGCAGTTTCAGGTGTTCTGTGTTCTTTGTTAATCCAAAAACCCATTTCTGTAAGATATTTAGTATCACTAAACCACCATTCAACTATTGCACCACAAACACTACCAACTATTTCTTTGTCGTGTATTAAAACAATAACAGTTCCGTCATTAATCATTTTTAAACCATACTTACTAGCTTTCATTAAATTTAATGCAGGAAAAACCATATCAGCTTCTTCTGTCATTTGTTTAACAAACTTCTGTAAATCAACAATGTTATCTTTAGTAGCTAATGCAACTTTATAATTACTGTTCGTCAATCTTTTTACCCCATTCAATATCTACCATCATAGCATTAGAAAATTCAAAAAACTTATCACCACTAAATATTTGTTGTTGTGAATTGTTATTAGTTCTTCTGCCTCGTTTCATTTCAAAGTTAGCCCAATGATTAGCAACATTTACTGAAATTTTACTTGTAGTCATAGTTTCATTAATTCCATAACCTGATATGTAGCCTAAAAATATTGTGTAAGGATTAGTAACTAAAGCACCTGCGTCAGTCAAATAACCTCTTATAATTTTAACAGGTCTATGCATATGCTCATTGTTTAAAAATAAACTAATAAAGGTTTGACTTGCACCCTCAAGAGAAAAATTAACTGTACTTGTAGAAACTGTACTTGATTCCGTTATTGTGGGAATAGTTAATAAGTCTGCTCCTGCTGTATATGTATTGCCATCATAAGTAATATCAAAATAAATCGTACTACCGATAGTAAACTGAATTAAATGTATTTGATCTAAATGATCAGTAGCTAATTCTGTTTTTAGGGTAGAGTGTAAACCTCTTGACATTATATAACCTCAATAAAATCTAATTCGTATCTGTAAAATGCGTCTTGTCCTACTGTAAACTCTTGAACATCATTTTTCAATGCTACTGTAAATGGAACACTATCATAAGTAACTGCTTCGTTATTAGCTAATGCAGTTGTTAATGGTGGCTCTATAGTTACAGTTGCCGCATTACTTGATGATGTTACATCAGACACAATCATATAAACTTTAGTATGACCTGCGAACTTTATAAAATCACCTGCTTTAAATCTACCATCACCATCACCAGCAAAAGCGTCCATAGCTATTGTCGTATCACCGACAGCGTGTACGCCATTAACTAATACCGATCCTGTTTCTGTTCCTAGTGCATCATCTATTATAGGTGGCGTATAGGTAAATGATTCTTTACGACCTCTCTGTGCAGTAATAAACGCAAAGATAGGCGAGAAACTTGCTCTAGTCATTGGTGGAAATGATACTTGCATTTCCCATCTTTGATTTTGTAATTGTCTAGCTTGTCTGCGTCCACTAATAGATAGCGATACAATAGTTGTTTGATTGCTTTTAATGTTAATGCCATTAGATATTGGACTTGTAGGAAATGCACCACTCATACTAGTGCCGCCTGACCTTTGTTATTTAAAGCTGAGTTAATCATATTTACAATCTGTCCTCTTCTTGTATCTAATAGATTTCCAAATGACTGAGCATCTACTGTGGTTATGTTAAAGTTTACTGTTGTAGCACCACCACCAAGTTGATGATTAGGTGTAACTGTTCCTGCTGTTGCAGGAGTAAATAATTCTGGCCCTTTTTCTCCAACTAAGAATGGGCTGTTAGGTAATCTTGATCCACCAAACTGTGCAGGTGGTTGTTGTGAGGCTATTGTTGCAACTTGTATAGCACCCATCGCACCAATAGCTATTGCCATTGGTATTCCAAAAATACCTCCTTGTGCTAATGCTTTACTAACACCAGCCGCAGTATTCATTATAGCCTCACCAATATTTAATGCTTGATTCAATCTAAACATTTTTTTGTTCATTTTTGCCGCTTCTTGCAAAGTAGATCTAGCACTATCTTTAACAAATTGACCTTTTTCTTTTTCGGTCATTCCTGCAATATCTATCTCTTGAAATTTACCTGCTTTAAATTTGCTAAGGTTTTGTTGATTAAACTTCTCTCTTTTTGCCGCTTCCGCTTGTGCTATAGCTGTAACTTTTTCTTGAAAAGTTAATTCCATAGCAACTTTTGTTTCGTGTAATTCGTCTAATAAAACAAGCTCTGCTTCATTTAATTCTCTACCTCTACCAAGCTGTGCTTCTACTTTAGCTTGTTGCAATCTTTGTATTTGTTCTTTAACTAATGCAAATTCTTTGTCATTTTTTTCTGTTAATAGATCAAGTTCTGTTTTGTTTGCGTCTATAATAGATTGTACTGTGTTGTCTGCTTTAATTTCTGCTCTTGGCGGTGTAAATCCTGCAACATCACGCATTGTTGGTCTGCTTTTTGCAAACTCTTGATTACTAAAAACTTTTAGCTGTTCTTCTGCTATTCTTAGTTCTTCTTCTCTTAACTTTACGCTATCTTTTGCAGTTCTCAAGGCGTGTCCACCTGATTGTGCTTCCATATGTGCAATTGCTGTTTTTAATGCTAACCTTTTTTCTTCAACATTTAATAACGCTTCTGAGCCTGTTGCAGGTTCTAAATCAGCAATAGCGTTCTTTAGTGCTTTAAATTTACTGGTTAAAAAAACAACCGCACCTGTGAATACAGCGATTGAACCAAATATAATATTTTTTCTTGTTGCTAAATTAAAACCTGTCATAGCAACAGTCATTCCATTTATTGCTGTCGCTACTCCAACAAATACACCTGCTATTTTAAGTGAAATTATACTAGCAAAGACTGCTAAAACTGTATCGGCATTATCTTTGAGAGATTTAAACATCTTAGCCAAACCCATTACCGCAACGGATAATGTCTTACCAATCATAATGGCTAGTTTCTCAGTCGATCTAGCGTTATCCTCAAAGAATTTATTTAAACTACCCATAGCTTGTTTAAGGGTAGCAAAGAATGTTTCGTTAATTTGATTTTTAAAGGTAAAGATTTTATCTCCAATCATAGAGATTGTACCTTCAAATGTTTCTGCTAGTGCGTCAGTAGCTTTACCAAATCTACCACCACCACTAAATACATCTTCAAATGCTTTTACAGTATTTTCAATAGATACTTTTGCACCTTGTTCAAAACCTAATAATGATCTAACACCTTTTTCTCTAAATATATCTGCCGCCGCAATACCACCACTAAAGGCTCTCTGAATTTGACTAGCAGTAGTTTGAAAATCTAAACCTGTAACTGCCGCAACATTACCTGTAATTTCTAATATGCGAGATAAGTCGTTAGCGTCTTTAGATATAACTGCAAGATTACCAGAAGCTGCCGCTATGTCCTCTAGACTAAATGGTACTTTACCTGCAAATTTTGCAAGATTATCGAATGCTAATGCACCCTCTTGAGCTGTGCCAAATAAAAACTTAAATCTTACTTTTAAACTTTCGACTTCTTTACCTGTGTTAACTAAATTCTTAATTAATAAGCCTGTGCCAAGACCTAAAAAAGCATTTCGCAAATTAAAGACAGATTTTTTTAAACCATCTAAACCTTTTCGAGTGCTGTTTAAAGCGGCTTTAGTTTTATCCTGTGCGACTATATCTATTTTAACTTTTTTTGACATCTATCTCCTAGATTTGGCTTTTGCCATATTAATTTGTTGCTGTTCTCTTCTGTTCTTATCTTCTAAGAACACAATCCAAGTCATAAATTCATCAACTGTGAATTTCTCTACTTGATGTATTGGAATTTTTAGATAATCGGCTAATTGTACTATTGCAGAATAGTCGAAGTCGTTATCTATTTTTTTTTAATATCTTCTTTAGTAGGTGTGAGCATTAACCAAGTTGCAAGGTCTGCAACTAAGTCTGGGTCTGCTCTTTTCATTAGATGTTGCTTATGTTCTAAAGTAAATAAATTTTTACCTTGTTCATCTAACGCTAATTCAATTAATACATATGCCAACCCTGTGATAGTATCGGCTTCCATTTTCTTTAACAGCTTACCTTTTTTTTCTAATGTTAAAGGCTCTTTATAAATTGTTAAATCCCAATCTTCAAAGTACTTGCTTTCGCCTGTACTTAAAGTATTAAAATGATCTTTAATTTTATCAATAGCTGACATATGTATTTTTTATCTTAATTTGTATTAATTGTCAAATTATACTGTACCTCTGGTGATAGCACCATTTATCTGACAAGAAATTGATAGTCTAATTATATCG